CTAGCTTCGAGAGTAGAATGGGAAAAAGAATGGTTAGATAAAGTAGGTGTTGCAAAACCTAAAGAAGTAAAACCTACAACTCCTGGACAATTTAAACAGAGTGCAGATGCTAAAAAGTTGCAAAGTATTGGCAAAGGTAACCCTGGTTTATTAAACGCATTAAAAGGATTATAATATGATATTTGGAATTATTACACTTATTTTATGGGTACTAACAGTAATAGGTTGGATTATCTATAATCTATACACTAAGAATATTAAATTAGAGCAGACAGTTATTGCTCAATCAACCTTTATAGCAGGTTTACAGTCCATGATTTATGAATCAGATAAAGCTTTAAAAAACCTCGATGATAAAATCTGGATGGAAAGTGATAAAGAACTTGAAACAGTATTTCAGAATTTAAAAGCAGTACAGGAAGGACTAAACCAATATAACAGACGATGATAGTAGAAGATATTTTTAAACCAGAAGAAGTAGAGGTTACACTTACAAAGGACGGAAAAGTTAGAAAAAGAAGGCCAAAAAAATCGATAGATTATTTTACTTTAGATACTCAACAAGCGATTATAGATTATAGATTAGAGACTAGTCAAGCTATAAGAAATAAGATATTTAATGAAAAAATCTACTACGCTTTTTTTAAACTAGCTGAAAATATTATTCACACTTTTAAGTTTTACCATACTGAAGTAGATAATATAAACGAACTAAAGCATGAGGTAATAGCGTTTTTACTAGAGAAATTACATCTATACGATCAAACTAAGGGAAAAGCTTATTCTTACTTTGGAACTATTGCTAAGAGGTATTTAATCGTTTATAATAATAATAACTATAAAAGACTGAAAGGAAAAGCTCCTGTAAGTGATGTAGACGAAGATAAAACACTTTTAAATGAATTACTTCTTAATCAGAAAGATGAGTTAGAAGAGTTAAATTTTATTGATCTTTTTATTAAAGAGATAGACGATAATCTACTAGATATCTTTCCAAAACCACAAGATGCAAGAGTTGGAGATGCTATTTTAGAGTTATTTAAAAGGAGAGAAAGTATAGATATCTTCAACAAGAAAGCCTTATTTATATACATCAAAGAGATTACAGACGCGCCAACTCCTATAATAACAAGGGTAATTAAGATTATGAAGGAGATTTATAAGGATATGTTAAACCAATATTTAGAGGAAGGTGCAGAAATCAACATTTTCAGTCGTTAGCTATTTATTTAAAATACACTTATGGATTTGGATTTTGAGTTATACGACGGTAAAAAGTATTCTGACCTTCTAAAGGATATTGTAAAGAATCACAAAGCTAAGCAGAATCAGATTAAATTATTGACCGATCAATTAGTTGATATGGTTGAAGAACCTGGTGATGCTACTATGATTGTACCCTTAATTAAAGGATATCTTGATTCTGATATTAAGAACGATGAAGCTTTGGTGAAGCTTGCACAGATTATGCAGAAAGGAGCGGTTGCTACAGCAGCTGAAAATAGCGCATTTAGCGACAACGATTTAGAAAAGTTATTTGCAGATATCCAAAAGAGTACCACTCCATTACCTGAAAAGGAAATAAAAGAACTACCTAATAGTATTTAATTATGGCTTTAGACCAGTCAATAAGTCAAATACAAGCCAACGCAGCTAAGGCTAAAAGTACTCCAGATTCTGGCTATTTAATAGCTAGAGTTACTCATTTAGTACAGGGTCCAAACTTTATGGGTACTAATATACCAGATCCTAATTATAAAAATCCCACTGATTTAGGTAATATTTTATTTCAATTGATGGGAACTACGCAGGATAGAACTTTACAAAGTGCTGGTAATGTTGTTGCAAAACCTTTTTATTCCATACTTAAACAATATCCTTTAGAAGGTGAGTTTGTTTTCATATTACCTGGTCCTAGTACAGCAATGAATGAAAGTAGAGGTCAAAAAGACTATTACTATCTTCCACCATACAACATTTGGAGTGCCAGCCACCACAATGCTTTTCCTGATCTAGGTGACTATAGCCAGTATATTAGTAATGTAAATAGATCTTATCAAGATAGTGCAGCTGTCAATCAAGGAGTAAATGCGAGTGCAACAGGTTCTTTAACGATGCCTTTAGGTCCTAATTTTCCTGAGCTAACCTATATAAAAGCCTTACAACAATTTACTGGAGATACTACAATTGAAGGTAGGTGGGGTAATTCAATTAGATTTGGGTCGACAAACGGGGGACAAGAAAAAGATGAAAATTATTGGTCTAGTGAAGGAACTGCTGGTTCACCTATTACTATTATAAGAAACGGTCAAGGAAAACAAGAAAACGATATAGCGTGGATTCCAACAGTAGAAAATATAAATGTAGATCCTAGTTCTATTTACTTAACTAATGGACAGCAACTTATAATAGATGATATAGATAATAATTTTAGCTTAGCAAGTTTAGGAGTTAATCTTGGTAGTACAATAACTACAGCTATTCCAATCCAACAACAATTAACTAGCTTTAGTAATTTATCTCCAAATGAACAAGATAACCGTATAAAAAACCTTAATAGCTAATATGTTTACTCCTCAATTTCCATATCTAGGTAACCAAGTAATCATAACATCGGGTAGGGTTGTTCATCATTCCTATGATGATTTTATATTCCTATTTGGAAAAAAAGGAGTTTCAATTTCATCTCCTGCTACTTTTACGGTAGATGCTAACGAAAGAGCAGTAATAGCTTCACCTAAAATCGAATTAGGCTATCAAGCTGAAAGTCAGGGAGAGTCCGTTTTATTAGGAGATAGTACAGTAGAGCAATTGGGTTTTTTATTAGATGCTATACAAAGTCTAAGTTCTGCATTAGCACAATTATCTGCTGAGCAACCTGAAACTGCTATAGCAGCTATTGTTCAAACAGCTACAATACTGAGTGGTACGGCACAAACTGTAAAGGCACAGCTAAGTAATTTTTGTTTATCTAATAATACCTATACTAAATAATGGCTGCAGGTAATCTAGGAAAATCATTAGAGACGTTAGTAAACAACTCTGCTAGGCAATTAGGTACCTATCAAGTAGGTATTAATAGAGTATTATGGGGTAATGGAAATACTCAACCCAAAATAACAGCTAACTACTCGCATCAAAATGGTAGCTTACAATATAGCTCATCTATTTCAGATACACCAGCTAGTCCATCAAATGGTAATATTTTAACTTCAGGTTTAATAAATGCACTCAACGTATTAAATAAAGTTAACTTATGTAACGTTATTACTTATTTAACTAGTCCAACTAATAAAGCAAAACCACCTCGTCCTCCTAAACCGTGGTCACAAGAGCAAACTATTTTTTATACTTTACAGGATGAGTGTAGTTTGGTTATTAACTATATTGACACCTACGACGCACATCAGACAACTCTTATAAACTCATTTGCTAATCTTGCAGCTAACCTTAATGCACCATCAGCACCTTCAGGTAGTTTACAACCACCAGCTGGAAGCGTTACACAACAACAAGCTGCTAATCAACAAGGTGGCTCTGACGTCTCAAACCCTGCCGCTAGTGCAGCAGCTAAGTCTGCGGGAAGTGCAGGTTCGACAGATATACAAGGAACAAATGTACAGAAATACAATATGTTCTTTCTAATACAAAGTATCTCAAGCGTTTTTACTGTGAGTAATAGTACCGGATCTTTGTTTAATTCTGACGATATACAAACGCTAAAATTAATTCCTGGTATTGGAAATAGTTTAAATATTCTGGATAATTTTTCTGCTGGTGGAAATCAATATACTAACTATAATTTAATATCAACCGCTGACTTACAAAAGCTTAAAAAAGAGATAACGCTTTTAAGAACAGCTTGTGTTACTATAAATAATTTAAGTTTTTCAAGTGGTGTCGCTTTAGCTGGAACTTTTTTACCTAACGACATTAGAAATCAAATACAGCAAATAAGTAAATATCTTGATCCAACACAAATAATACCTACTCTAAAGGAAATAAATTCAGCAATTCAATCGGCTATTCTTATAGGCAGACAGATACAAGGTATACTTAAGTTAGGACAGGTATTAATTAAACTCATACTACTTTTCAATAAAATATATAAGTTCGTAATTGCTTTTCTTACAAAGCTACCTTTACCAAATCAATTTACGACTACAGGTATAACAAATACTTTTTCACAAGCCACTCAAGCAGCAAAGGATGAATCTGATGGTTTAACTGTAACATTAAAAGCTATAAATGCTTTATTGAGCATTACCGTGACTTTCATACGTTATCTTCTTGCAAGTATGAATGAAGTACTTACAAGACTACAGACACTACTCGCAACTTTAGAAGGTTGTGATGCTGTAAAAGATTCGCCTGTTGTAGCTCAATTAAAACAAACAGTAGGAGATATACAAAGTCTGCAAGCTGATTTAGGTAGTTACATAGCAAATTACGATTTACAAACAAGCCCAACAAGCACAACTTTTCAAGGGTTTACAATAAATGTAATTCCAGAAGAGGTATCTACTGCTGTTATTTATCCACGTAGAAGAGGTATAGCACTAGATAAGTATGGCGAAATTGTAGTTCAATCAGACTTAACCTTTGCAACAGATACAAGTGTAATTATAGGAGAAGTTGAACAATTATTAGTTTCACGTGGCTTTACAAAACCATCTTCTCTATCTGCAGACGCTACAAATCAAGCAATTATAAACACTTCTTTAAATTATTTAGATATAAACGACGTATCACAAGGTGATTTAGCACTACCAGTAACATCCTTAGATGCACCAGATAATTTAGACGAAAATAGTGGATTAGGGTTAAATGCATTTGTAAATAACTTAAAAGGTGGTAGAAGATTAAGACAAAGAACGAAGGCAGCTTTAAGTGCAGCTTCACAGAATTTACAATCACAAATATCTGGTGAAAACACCTCAGCACGTCAATCAGTAAGTAATAGTGTAAATTCAGCAAGTGGTAGTAGAGGTTAAAAATACAATGTTAAAATATTTATAAACATATGGGACAGACAGATTTATTAAGAAAGCTAATCCGTGAAGAAGTTAGAGCAGTGTTTCAACAGGAACTTGCTGGTATTCTAAAAGAAGCTATCATAGCTAATAAAGGAACGCAGACTATTACGGAATCAGTTAGACCTCAACAAGTTGCACCAGCAACTTTAAACAGACAAGCACCAAAACCAATCGCACCTAAATTAGCGCCTGGTAATCCTTTAAATAGCATACTTGCTGAAACAGCGAGGTCAATGACTCCGATGGATTATGAAGGTTTAGGTGGAGCAGTAATGGATAGAGAGGTTCCAATTGTAGAATCAGTTGGCGGAATGTTAGCAAACTCTAGACCAAGCTCTAATTTTGACGCAATTGAAATTAATGCAGTTCCTGATTTTTCTGGTATTATGGCTAAAATGAAAGCAAACGGTGAAATTTAATGGCATACGGTTTAAGAAATATTAACATACTCGATCTAAAGCCTTCAACAGGAGTTGGTGTGCAGTTGCCATTTAGTACACCTGGTGTATTTCAAACGGTTTATACTACGCAAGAGCAGTTGAAGTATAACATTATTAATTTCTTACTGACAAACCCAAGAGAGAGAATTTTTAACGCTAACTTTGGTGCTGGAATAAGACAAGCTTTGTTTCAGCAAATAACGTTAGATACTTTAGATGCTTTAGAGAATCAAATAAGAACAGGAATAGCTCAATACTTTCCAAATGTATTAATTACAACTCTTACTTTTGGAGGAAATTTACAAGAAAACGAAATAACAATCCAGTTTGGATATCTAATAAATAACACTGGTCAATCAGATAATATAATAATAAACTTAAATGGCCAATAAAAACATAACATATTTAAATAAGGATTTTACATCTTTTAGAGAATCCTTAATTCAGTATGCTCAAGCCTACTATCCAACGTCCTATAATGACTTTTCTACGTCATCTCCTGGTACTATGTTTATTGAGATGGCCTCTTATGTGGGGGATGTATTATCGTTTTATTTAGATAACCAAGTACAAGAGAATTTCTTAGAGTACACTAAGCAGACAAATAATTTATATACGCTAGCTTATATGCTAGGTTATAGACCTAAAGTGACATCTGCAGCAGTAGTAGAACTTGACGTATATCAACAAATACCAGCTTCAGGGTCTAATTATGCTCCCGACTTTAATTATGCGATGGTGATTAGTGATGGTATGCAAATAAGGTCAAATGTAAATAATTCTAGTTTTTTCTATACTCCTAATATAGTAAATTTTAATTTATCCTCTTCTGTTGATCCTACCAATATATCAGTATACACCACTGTAAACGGTAATCCAAATACATACTTACTGCAAAAAACAACGCAGGCAATATCAGGACAAGTTAAGACAGTTCAACTTACTTTTGGAGCTGCACAGCAGTTTCCTATTCAAACTATACAAGATACTAATATTATTGAAATTTTAAATGTAGTTGATAGTAATGGAAACACTTGGTACGAAGTACCCTACTTAGCTCAAAACTATATATTAAAGGCTGTTTCAAACACAGCTCAAAATTATCCTGAGTTGTATCAACAAGCTAATCAGGTTCCTTACATATTAGAAAGGTTACAGGTAAATAATAGGTTCGTATCTAGATTTACTACAAGCAATACTTTAGAATTAGAGTTTGGTGCAGGTGTACAAGCTGTATCAGGATCAGTTCCTAATCCTTTTAATGTGGGTATTGGAACAGTAAATGGTATAGATCTTTTAAACACTGCATTTGATCCTACAAACTTTGTAGTGAATGATTCTTATGGAGTAGCACCGGTAAATACGGTTCTAACAGTGAGTTATTTAGTAGGAGGTGGGGCAGGAGCTAATGTTCCAACAAACCAATTAACACAGGTTGTATCAAGTAATATAACGTTTCCTAATCCAACTAATCCTATTGTACAAAATAATATTGAAACGACTTTAGCAACCAATAATAGTGTACCGGCTGTAGGTGGTGGAGATGGCGATACACCCGACGGTATTAGACTGAATACCTTGGCAATATTTCCTTCTCAAATGAGAGCTGTAACACAGCAAGATTACTTAGGGATAGTTCTAGGGATGCCTTCTAAATTTGGTCAGGTAGCAAAAGCTTACGTAACTAAAGATAATGCTATATTTGCTCAATATGTTGCTACAGAGCCAGGTGAAAATAATCCATTAGCAACTTCAATTTATTTATTAAGCTATGATGTTAATGGTACTTTAACAACTCCTGGACCTGCCTTATTGCAAAATATTCAAACTTACTTGGATGATTATAGAATGTTAACAGATACTATTTTACTTAAGCCTGCTTACATTATTAATATTCAAGTTAGCTTTAACATAATAACATTACCAAACTATACTCCTAGAGCTGTATTAGCTGCTTGTATTTTAGCCTTACAAACATATTTCAGTACTGCAAACTGGCAAGTTAACCAGCCAATTATATTATCGAATCTATATACAATACTAGATCAAGTGACAGGAGTACAAACCGTACAGTCTGTTAATATTACAAATATAGCAGGAGTTTCACAAGGCTACTCAGCTTATAGTTACGACATATCAGCAGCAACATTAAACGGAGTCATTTACCCTTCTTTAGATCCAAGTATCTTTGAAGTTAAATACCCTGATGTTGACATTCAAGGACGCGTAGTAACAATGTAACAATATGGCAGTATATCAAATATTTTCATCCGCAGATGCAACTTTATACTCACAGTATCCTGAAAAGAATACTGGTAGAGATTCTATATTAGAAGTTTCTGTTCAAAATAACTTACAGGATCAGTACAGAATGGGTGCTTTAACACCTCTAACACAAAATCCTTATTACACCTATGATATGAGTGCTGCTAATGGTCCACAGCCAATAGCTTATACTGCATACTATGATCAAGAAAGTGGTAGTATTTACTACGATATTGAAAGTAGCAGCACTTATTATGATGTAGAAGTTGCTAATTTAAGAAGATCAGTATTACAATTTTCTC